TGGCTTAATAATTATTCCAAAAATAATCAAGATGGCTATTATGTTAATACTTTTGGTAAAAAAAGAAAAATAGATCAAAGCTACAAAAGTATAAATTTTATCGTCCAATCTACAGCAAGTATCTTTTGCTTAGATAAACTTATAGACTTACATTCTGTTTGCAAAAAAAATATATGTTTTTATGTTCATGATGCATATTGTTTGTATTCGAATAAAAAAGAACTTGAATCAAACATAAAAATGATTAAAAATATACTTTTGCAGGACAGTAAATTTTTGAACAATATCCACTTAAGTGTAAGTTGTAAATATGGTTCAAATTTAAATGAAATGATAGAATACAAACAAGGAGAGTTAGATGAAAGATATATGTAACAATTTTCCCATAACAGAAAAAGAATATTACGAGCTTGATAAGAAGTTTGGAAAATTATGCTATTATGCTGCTCATCAATTAAAAAAGAAAAACTCAAAAAATAATGTAACAGAAGACATAGATGATATAAATCAAGAATTACAATTATCTATAATCAGAGCTGGCTCTTACTATAAGAGACAAACATACATAGAAAAATGTCTAAGATTAAGCAAAAATTATGCAAAAGATATATTTGTTTTGCTTGTTTTGAATAATCTTGAAAACTTATGGATAAATCGAACTAAACATGGCGCAAATAGGCAAAAGTTTGGAGACTACCAAGAGCTAGTTCTGGAGAACATAGTTAAAAAATATGTCCCAGAAGACAAATCGCCCAGCAGGAAAGATAATTTAAAAATTGACTGTAAATTTTCAACTTATTGTAAAGCAATTGTTTGGAATGGTCAAAAATCAATGGGTAAAAAAATAACTAAAGAAAAAAACATAAGAACAGGATTGTGTAGTTTAAGCGAATATGATTATCTTGGAACAAGTTGATCAAAAAATTTTTTTTTACACTAGACTAAAATAGCCTTTAAGGAGAAATTTAAAATGATAAATACAGCAAATTTGGTCGATGCACTTCCAATTATGGTTAAGGATGAGTCTGTTTTCGAAGCTTTAAAAACAGACTTTCCCGATATTCTCGCAGATCTTGTTACATTTAAAAGCAACCCAAACTGCACATGTAGAGGAAGAGTTTTTAAGTTCTTCACCGAAAAGTTAGAGCAAAATCCAGAAGCTTTAAACAAATATGTAAAGGACGCAGCAGCTTTGACAGCAGAACTGGAGACAATAGGTCGCCAAAGAACGCTGAATAATTATTCTGGAAAAGTATTTACAATTGTTAACTCCGAACCAGCCTGGGAGGAATTTTCAAAAACTCTCGCTGGCAAGATGTTCAGAAGTTTTTCAGTAGTAGATAAAGGAGACAATCTAAAGGTTTATTTTGTATGATTTTGATAATTTATTTATTAACTTCACTTGGGGTTTGTTACGCTTGGAGTGACACAGAAATCAGTGTTCCTTTAAGAAATCGTGTTGCAAAAATTCCTTTTTTAAGCAAACCCTTGCTTTGTCACGAATGCGCCAGTTTCTGGATCAGTCTTGTAATCAGCTTTTTTATCAATCCTGTAGAGCCATATGCTCATAGAGGAGTTAGTAATATCATAAGTGCATTTTGTGGATTTTTCATAAATTTATATTTTGTTAGAAAACATATAATACCTTTTAGAGACTGAATTCAAAATTAGTCTTGGATTATCGCTACGAATAAGCTACACTGAATAAACATTGTTCGGTGTAGCTTATTTTTTATAAAAAATGTCAGAACTTAACCAGCAAGAGCAAGAAAGATTGGCGAATCTTCTAAAAGAAGAAGATACTAATCAAGGATCTAAATTTAGCTGGGATGACAGCTTTCAAACTCGTCTGATCGGTATGCTTCTGACGGATAGATATTTTTTAGTTCAAAGTTTAGATAAAATAAAACCAAATTATTTTTCCAAAGAAATACATGTTACGATCACCCAGCTTCTATACGAATATTTTGATAAATACAAAGTATTACCAGAAAAGTGGTACTTAAAAGAAGAAATATCAAAATCTTATAACGACAGACCGCCCGAAGTACAGATCGCTTCCCAGGCTGAACTTGAAAAAGTTTTTGACTTTTATGTTCCTGGGGTTGATTCAAGAGAAGCATTAATAGACAAGATAACTTATTTTGCCAAGGTTCAATCTGTCAAAATTGCATTTCACAAATGCCTAGATAAAATGACCAAGTCCCCAGAGGACGAGGCTACTTGGAATTATATTTATGATCAAATGAGACAAACGATGCTCATAGATAGAAACTATGAGCCTGGATTTGAATATTTCTTAAACATAGAAGAAATGTTCGAAAGAATGAAAAAACAATATGAAGGTGTTGATACATTCACATCTGGGTTCCCAAGTATTGATGATTCGCTCACAGGTGGTGGGCTTCAGATAGGTAACATTGCAGCCTGGATAGCTTTGCCCGGTACGGGAAAATCGCTGGCTATGGTCAAAGCCTCTGTTGAAAATGTAAAGCGTGGTAAAAAAGTTCTTTATATAACAATGGAAATGGACGAGGTTGGCATAAGTCAAAGATTCACTAGTCAGTGGGTTGGTTGTGATATAAATGATCTAACAAGTTCAAAGCAAAGAATTATATCTCAAGTAGAAGCTTTTAAAGAAGATAAATTAGATCCCAACATGTTGGTTGTAAAACAGTTTCCTGGCGGCACGATGGATGTAAATGGAATCAAAGCTTATTATGCGCAGTTGGTTATGAGAGGATTCAAACCAGATTTGCTTGTAATAGATTACGTTGGAGAAATGAAAGATGATCCTAATTTACAAAAATATGAAAGCGCCTATAGAATTCTAAGAGATTTGAGAGCATTTGGAATAGAACAAAAACACTGCACAATAACATGCGTGCAGCCCAACTCTAGTGCAAGTAAATTAGAAACCGGTCAATATATTGATGAGAGCAATATTGGAACAAGTTTTGATCAATTCAAACCACTAGATTGTTTTTGGAGTATAAACCAACAACCTTTGGAGAAGGATGCCGGAGTGGCAAGACTTTTTATCATCAAACACAGAAATGGTAAAAGTAGATTTCCTTTATATGTATCTTTTGGCTATGATGTCCCTGTGTATGGAGCAACACTGGATATATCGGAAATATCTAACGAAGAATATAAGCAAAAAATGAATTTGGTTAATCAGAAAAAAAATGACTCTGTTATGGAAAACAAAGATGGAATTACTGGGGACTCTAACTCTAAAAAGAAAAACAAACGTCCCTATGATCCATTGGATGAAGATAGTGATAATGTAGACACCTTTTCTTGAAAGAAAATAAAATGGAACCACCAATTGAAAACCTAAAAGTTGTTGTTAATAATAAAGAAGTTTCGCTGGATCCAAAAAACATGGAGTTCAGCGATAATACGATAAATGAATACATGGAAAAAGAATATGGTTGGGTTGATTTTTTTGGAAAACAATTAGAATATGCACAAAAAGAAAGATTGCTTGCTGAAATCGATGCTGAAGCTATTTTTAGTCAAAAATATATAGAAGCAAAAGATGACGGTGGAACAGAGCAATACGCAAAAGCTAAGGCTAACGCCAATCCAGATGTGATTGCTGCAAAAAAGAAAGTTGTCGAACTGAACGAAACAGTCGGTCAGATAAAAGCGCATTTAAAAGCATGGGATAGAAATCACGACAATGCCCAAAATAGAGGATATACACTAAGAAAAGAAATGGATAAACTCAACAAAGATATTTACAAAATGACAGAAACCTCAGACCTTGATAGGTTTGTGTCAGAAGCATGAACTATAAAATAGACCCAGATAATGTAACCTGTTTCGATCTGGACAAAGATGGTCTAGAATTACAGATTTTATTTTGGATTTTTGCTGCTGGCAAAAATGGACACACTGCTTCAAGGTGTCTTAATAATATTTTGTCCGAACATAGCAGATCAACAGGTTTAATAAGTCCATTATTGATATTAGGAAGTATTAAAAATTTAGGCGATGAATTAAAGAAGTTTGGGGTGGGTTGCTATAACAATAAAAGCAAAGCCATATCAGATTTAATATCAAAAAATTTAGATTTATCGACTTGTTCAATAGAAGATCTTGAAAACGTTTGGGGATTGGGACCCAAAAGTGTCAGATGTTTTATGATCCACACAAGAAAAAATCAAAACATAGCTGGGCTTGACAGGCATGTTTTAAGATACTTAAGAGAACTGGGGCACAAAGTTCCTAAGTCTACACCCAATAAAAAACAATATTTAGAAATTGAAAAAATATTTATTGATTTGGCAAAAAGTATGGGTAAAAGCATAAGCGAGCTTGATCTTGAAATATGGACCAAATACAGAAAGAAAACAGCATGAATAACATTAAATGGACTTTTGAAAAATGTAAAAAAGAAGCAAAGAAATATTCTACAAAAATTGAATTTAAAAAGGAATGTAAAAATAGAAATGAGTTTAAGACAAAATACAAAGGTGGTTACCACGCATCTTTAAAAAATAATTGGTTAAATGAATTTTTTATAAAGGATAATAAAAAATGAACAACTGGGATATAAAATTCTTAGAACTATCAGACCACATATCAAATTGGTCAAAAGACAAACACACCAAAGTCGGTGCTGTCATAGTAAACGATTCAAACAGAATAGTTTCAACTGGGTATAATGGTATGCCTATTGGAGCTGATGACTCTATTTTGTCAAGATATAGTAGAGAAAATAAATACTTTTATTTTGAACATGCGGAAAGAAATGCTATTTATTCTGCCGCAGATAAAGGGGATTCTACACGAGACTCTACAATTTATATAAATAATCTATATCCATGCGCAGACTGTGCAAGAGCCATAATTCAAGCAAGAATTAAAAGAGTGGTTTGTTCCAAGCCTGTTTTTGATCACGAAAGATGGGGGAAAAGTTGGACTGTTGCAAATGAGCTATTTGTGGAGTGTGGCGTGGAAGTAATATACTTTAAATAAAACTAGAAGATATTAAATGCTAGAGCAGTTGGAAAAAGATTTAACCAAATCCATAGTCACAACAAACACGCTCACCAGCGGATCTAAATTTATAGATGAGGCTAGCAGAAGAAGCGGAGCTTTTAATGATCCTTTGTACATACCTTTCTACTACCATCTGGGAAAATATTTATATCCCAAAAACTTGCTAGAGATAGGAACTGATTTGGGTTTTATCAGCAGTTGTTTTCTTAAATCTTGCAAAACTGTAGATTACCTATTAACAGTTCAAAATAAATCAAACAATCATTGGGATGATAAACTGGGGAGGTCTAATATAAAAAGAAATTATAAAAAAGACCTTGAATTATATTATGGAGAGTTGCTGGATAAAGAGCTGTTGGACAAAATTGAAAATAAAATGTTCGACTTAGCAATAATCAACTTTCAAGGAAGTTATGACAGCCTGTTTACTTTATGTGACTTTATATATTTAAAATTAAACAAAGATGGTTTTATCGCAATAGATTTTATAAAAAGTAATAAAAAAAATGAAGAAATATTTTTTAATATTGCAAATGGATATAAAAAAGAATATAAAGTGTTTAACACAAGATACGGAACTGGAGTAATTAAAAAATAATGGGATACGAAGTAATTTTTTATTATAAATCAAAAGACAAAGAAACGGGAACCTATAAAGAAGAAGAATCAAACAACTTCAAAAAAAGAGTTGGAGATCCTTATGAAGATACACCCATAGAAAAGCTTGCTTCTGTTATTATGAAGCAATTGGCAAGAAGAGATGTGTGGGTTGAAGATGTAGAAATTTATGAAATAACTAAAAAGAAAATCAGTTTCAAAGAAACTAAAAATGGAATTATAATTAAAAACAAAAAGATTATTTTAGATGACAATTTTGAAATAGATATAAAACAAGAAAGCGACGAAACAGAAGTTGTTGAATCGAGATCAGAAATTCCGGCGCAACAAAAAAGTGAAGCTGGTGTTGTGAAAGGAACCACAAGAGTTTTAAGAAGAATGTTGTTCGCCCCAGAACCACAACAGCAGATCAATTTGCTTAAACAGGGTGTCAAGCTCACTCCAGATAAAGTCTATGATATCTATAAAATAGAAAAAGGATTAAATGGTGTAAGTGAAATTTATCTTTTAATAGACGATAATAATCATGAAAAAAAGGTATCAGACGATTGCTTTGTCCCAGCCACAACTTTATCTCAACAGGACGAAGAAGAAAGTGATGGTCTTAATTGGGGCGGTGTTATAAAAGGTAGTCTTCCATCAGTAAGGTGAAAAAATGAGTAAAAAACAAAAAGAAAGAAAAAAGAAAAACAGAGAAAAGATAGCAAGAGCAAGAGTGCTATCTAGAAGAAAACAGATCAGAGAATCAGCGAAAAAAGAAAAACAAGATCAACTTAGATTTGAGACAGAATATGAATTAAAAAATGGAAAGCAAAAGCCTTTTATGAAAAATATAGACCCCGAGCTGGAAAAAATAAAAAATGAAAATATTAAAAATAAGTTGGAAAGAAATATGAAACTGTTGGAAGCACTTGAACAAGAATATATCAGAGAGCAAAAAGAGCGTGAAGAAAATATGAAGTTAACAGAAGGTATGGACTTAAAAGAAAAAATAAAGACTATCGCAGAAAAAAATCTGGAAGAAAAATCAGATAAACCTATTGAATGAAAAAAAGCTTTGGTTATAATGAATCTGTTCTAACAAATAACACCCACCTAATTATAGGAGTTCAGTCATGGCAGCTTACGAAGCACTCGACCTAAGTGATCTTGAATTAGAGAGCAATAGAGTTAATTCAAAGGGACCGAATGGAGAGGGAAATAATAATTCCTACGTCAGATATCCTGACGCAAATTCGTTCGTTACCCTCAGACTCCTCCCCAGACGTAAGGGAGAGCCTTTATTTTGTGCAGTCAAATATCATATGCTGAGAGACAGTAATGGAAACAAGAAGATTTTCTTTAGCCCAAAACAGCTTGTAAAAACTGATAAGGGTCCAAAGTGGGTTGGAGACAATACAGTGATTGATAAGTATTTAAGAGATCTTTGGGCTAAGAGTGATAAGGTAACGGGTAAGGCTCAGGATGATCTCCGAAACCAGTACAGAGAGTTAAAGGGGATTGAGCGTTACTACTACAATGTTATGCAAAGACAGGAAAAAGATCCCAAAACCGGTGAGACCCTCAAAAACACTGGACCAAAGATCTTCAGTTGTGGAAAAACAATTCATGCCATGATTGTCAGAGCAATCGTTGGAGACAAAGATGCTGGGGAAGAAGCTCTGGGAGATGTTACAAATCCCAAGTCTGGAAGAGACTTCAAGCTAGTCAAGAAGATGAATGGAGAGTATCCCAACTACGATCTATCAAAGTTCTTAGATAGTTCACCTTTGGGTGAGTCGGATGAGGTCAACACTTGGCTAGAGAATCTCCATGATCTTCAGGCTATCAGGGTTGTCAAAACTGAAGATGAACTTAAACACGCATTAAAGGTTCATCTTGGTTTGGTTGAAGAGGCTACTCAGAGTGATGATAGCTATGATCCATCTGAATTTACCTCAAAACCTTCTGCCAAGACTTCAAAGCCCACTTCATCTGCTGATCTGGGTCTGGAAACAGTTTCGTCAACAGTTGTAGAAGAAGAAGTAATGGCTGATGATGAATTTCTCAAGGAAATAGACGATCTGTGAAGTGTGGGTGCCGCTCGACCCCGCAGCCTAGACAACGCCTAGGCTGCGGGGTTTTTTTTCAAACACAATTATTAAAAGGAATTGTAAAAATGGGACGTAAAAAAATATCAAGCTCATCCGATGACTCTCTCGATGATTTGTTTAAAGAAATTGCTTCTGAAACAGGTGGAGATGTTTTAGATAAAATAGATAGTGTAAACTACTTCGTAGACACTGGTAGCTTGGCTTTAAACTACATATGCAGTGGTAAATTTATAGATGGTGGAATACCTGGGGGCAAATTAACTGAAATTTATGGCCCTTCAAGTTCTGCAAAAAGCTTGTTTGGCAACAATATTCTTTTTGGCTGCCAGAAAATGGGCGGCATCCCAGTTCTTCTAGACTGTGAAAATAGTGCAAATAAAGAATTTATAATGAAGGCAAGCCATTGTGATCTTAATAAGGTTTTGAGATATACTCCTCAAAGCCTTGAAGAAGTTTTCGCAAAAATGTATTCAGTTATAGAAAAAATTAGAAAGAAAGATTCCGAGAGACCAATTGTAATAGTTTACGACAGCATTGGCGTATCTCCAAGTGCAAGAGAATTAAGAGAGGTGGATCTCCCAGAAGGTTACGATAAAGCCACATACAAGAGAATTGTGGGTGGCAATGAGCAGCCTGGAGAAAGAGCTAAAATCTGCTCCAGAGAGCTGAGAAAACTCAACACTGTTATGGAGAAGAGCGGTGCCACTGTAATAATTTTGAATCAGACTCGTGAAAAAATTGGAATAATGTTCGGCAACCCAGAAACAACGGCAGGTGGTGGTAATGCACTTCCGTTTTATGCAAGTTGCAGAATCAGACCTCAGACTCAAAAGAAAATAGAGAAGAAAATAACAGCCAAGAAAAACAAAATTCTTGGTGTTAACATAAAGTTAAAAAATGTTAAAAATAAAACTCACAAGCCTTTTGTTGAGTCTGAGGGTATACAGTTACTTTTTGATAAAGGAATAAACCCCCTTAGTGGTCTTCTTACATGCTTATTAGAGGCAGAAAGACTAGAGGCGAAAGGTGCTGGTAATTTTATTATAAAAGATGATTATTTAGGAGACGACAAAGAGGATAATAAATTCAAGGCATCACTAGAGAAAAATGAAATGCCGCTAGATGTCGTGTTGAATAACCCAAAGTTGATCAATGCAACCTCCAGAGAACAGGTGGAAAGCTATTTTGCTCCATATATGGAAGCAATTAGTTTTGAAATTTCTGGGGA